CTACAACCAAGAACACCTTGAAATCGGCCTTGGCTATGCGATTACTCGTAAAGCCATTGACGACAACCTCTACAAGACCCAATTCCAACCGTCGAACCTTGGCTTGATTGAATCCTTCCAGCAAACCAAGGAAATTTACGGTGCGAACGTCTTGAACTCGGCGACAACCTACAATGCTTCCATTGGTGGTGACGGTGCGGCTCTTTGCTCCACTTCTCATCCTATTGATGGTGGTCTTGTTGCGAACCGTCCCGCAGTCGACACCGACTTGAGCGAGTCAACTCTCTTGAACGCCATGATTTCTATCCGGACGCAATTCCGTGATCAGGCGGGCCTGAAAATTTTCGCTCGTGGTCGCAAGCTGATCGTTCCGGCCCAATTGGAACCAACGGCTATCCGCCTTACGAAGACGGAACTTCGCCCCGGAACTGCTGACAACGACGTCAACGCGATCTTTACGACCGCAGGCGGCTTGTCGGAAGGCTACATGGTCAACGACTTCCTGACCTCGCCTTTCGCGTGGTTCCTTCTGACCAACATCGACGGTCTGTCCTACATGACCCGTATCGGCTTTGAGACGGATATGCAGGTAGATTTTGTGACCGACAACTTGCTGGTTAAGGGCTATGAACGTTATTCGTTCGGCTACTACAACTGGCGCTCGATTTGGGGCAACTTCCCCACTTCGTAATCGGCAACCGATCCCCCGGCAACATCGCCGGGGGACAACCTTATTAGGAGTTTGAAATGGGAACTACTCATTTCAGCGGTCCGGTTGTCGCGGGCGATCTTGGATACGGAGAAGTCAATGGCCCTAATCAGGGCAATGTAGTCTTGACGCAATCCGTCACTCTCGCCCAAAACAGCACGAACGCTGTTTCCGCCACCATGTACATTCCGGCTGGCGCTCAGATCAGCAACTTTCATGTTGATGTTCTGACTGCCTTCAACTCCGGTTCTTCGGCCACTCTGTCTGCTGGTATCACCGCAGGCGGCACCGAATACGTTTCTGGTGTTAACGTGAAAGCCGCCACTGGGCGTATTGCTATCACGTTTACTGCCGCCCAACTTGCGGCTATGTATGGGGTTTCCGTTTTGGGGGTTGCTGCCCCGACTACGGCCCCTGTTGTTGTCACCATTACTCCCTCTGGCGCTACTTCTGCTGGTTTTGTCGTTGTAACAATGACTTATATCCAGAAATAAGGGGCACAGACATGAAAAGTGGTGACAAAGATTGTGACGACAGGCCCAAAAGGGCTTCGGGCGGAGCAATCAACCACAAAAGCGGCAGTGGCAAACAGTTTATTGGCACTGCCAAGGATGGGAGTACAGCCGTCCGCAACATTGGAAAATCGATGAGAGAATCCAGTGCTTCAAGTGTCCATGGCATGCCGCTGTTTTCAGCCGCCAAAGGCAAATCGTAATTGGGAGGGGCTTAACTGCCCCTCCCCTTCACAACGAGGGAAATCATGCGTCCTATCACTGTTTCTGTGGGGCCAAACGCCGCAGTAGTCCCGGCATATAGCGATATGGTTCGTTTTGACGACTTCGCTCCGGGGCTTATCTCTATTCAGTGCAATGTCGTAGGCACTGTAAGTTATTCCGTTCAGGCCACGCTTGACGATCCGAATAGCCCTACTAACCCGGTTCCTGTCGGGTCAATGGTTTGGTTGGACTCCAGTGATACTAACGTCGTCGCTGCTTCGTCCTCTCAACAGAGTAATTTTACGTTTGCACCTACTTTCGCCCGAATCAAGCTTATAAGTGGTTCAGGGTCAGTCACTGCAACGTTCTTACAATCTAGCAATGGGCCACGATAATGAAGGGACTTTCAATCGATGTTCCTCCTGCTCCCAAAGATGGTCTTACACCTATTACTGGCTTGTCAGCTGGGAATGGACTTGTTGGAGACGGTTTTGGCGGCGGCGGTGGCGGCGGAACAGGCAACTATCTTATCACGAATACCAACGATAAGATGATCACAAACACTGGCGCTAAACTCATTTGGGGGTGATAAATGGCCGATACAAGGATTATGGACCTTACGACTACTATCACCAGTTTTGCAACGGGTGATTACATAGTCGTTGACAGGGTTGCGGGGACTGTAAAGTATGATGCTTCGGCCTTGGTTAGTCAGACCGATGGCCTTGCAGTGTCTCTTTCGGACCCAAATGGCGTCATTATTTTGGCGGCACAAACCCAACCAGCTGCAGGCAAAGCTCTTTCATTGGACTTGAATGGTTCTCCGGTCGCAGGGCCTTCAATGACTTCTGTCCAGAACGTTCCGATTACTCTGGTGATCGATGGCGGTGGTTCACCTATTACTACTGGGATTAAGTTCAGTTTATTTATGCCATGGGCTTGCACGATCACCCGTGTTACTCTTTTGGCAGATGTGTCTGGTTCGATTGTTTTGGACATCTG